AGCATGATCGTGACGAACAGTTCAGCTAGGGTCATGGGAGCCTTTCGTTTGGGGAGTTGACCATTCTTCACGCATGCGAAAAGAATACCGTCCTATGGCGACGGTAAAGATGGAGTTCAAAGACAACGACGACGGCACGGTCACGGTCACGATGGACCCGCTCGCGGGCTCCCTGATCGAGCGCCACTACAACACGGTCGACGGCCTGACCTCGGCCGAATCGTACGCGCTGCACGCCGCCAACCGCGTGCGCCTGGCGTCGAAAGAAGAGCGGGTCAAAGGCTCGCCGCTCGCCATCGACACGAATTTCTCGGGCTACAACGCGCCCGCGAGCACGCTCGCCATCCCCGGGAAGAAAAACCCTTACTAGGCTTTTGGCGAAACGGGCGTGGCCTTTAGGGCCGCCAGCGCCTCAACGAAGGTCTTGTGGTAACCCGCGATCTTCTTCGCCTGGTCGGTCCCGTTGATGATGTAGCGCGCGCCGATTGGGTTGTTCACCTTGTCGTTGAAGTAGTTCGATAGCTTCCTGCCCGTGAAGATCCCGTTCACCATGCCGTCGACCATGATGTGCGCGGCCATCTTCGGCTCAAGCGCCTTGAGCGGCGTCTTGTCGATCCCGTACTTTTTGTAGTTCGCCTTCCAGGTCAGCTGCACGTAGCCCCGGCCGATGTACGGGTAGTAGGGTTTCCGGCGCAGGTAGCGGTCGCCACCGTCTTCCGTCACGGGCTTCATCGCGCGGCCGGTCTCGTGCCAGGCCGTGGCGAGCATGTACGCAAACCAGCGGTCGTCGGTCAGCTTCGAATCCGCCCACACCTGCAGCAGCGTCTCGAACCCCTCCACTTGGCTTTGTGACAAGACGCCCAGATCGTCCCGGACTTCGTCGTAAAACGCCGAGCGGTCGGCGACGAGCGCGCTCTGAACGGCCGGATCATCCGGGGTCTCGGCCGGCGCGGGCGCGGCCGCGGTCACGATCTTTGGCTCGGGTTCGCAAACGCTCTTCGCCGCGGCTTCTAGACCTTTCAGCGTCGCCGCCAGCGTCTCGTCGCCAAAGTCCCCGTCGACGCCGCCGTCGTAAAGGTCCAGGTCCTCGAGTTTTTTCTGCAAAGTTTCAACGCGCTTCGAAAGGCCCATCATCCGTCCTATTTAGAATTTTACTTTAACGCTTCGCCGATGCTCGAGAAGCGAACGATCTTCGATTGCCACTTGCCGATGTCTTTATCGGTGCAGCCGTACTGCTTGCACGTCGAGGTGAAGACCGCGCGAAGCTCGGCCAGCGACTCGGCCGGCAGGATCGCGCCCTCGCGCAAGATCAGGGTCTCGGTCTTGTTCTTGCCCGAGATCTTGATCATGTGCTCGGCGTCGTTGGCGACGTAGGTCTCTTTGCCCGTCGCCATCGTCACGCAGTAAAGGCAGGTCTGGCTGCCCGTCTTCTCCTTGCAGACCGGGTTCCCGCGCGTGAGCGTGACCTTGCCTAAGTCAGGGAGTGTCTTCGTCTCGGTCTTCACCCTCAGCGGGCGGCAGATCGGAACGTCCGGAACCTGTATCGTTGAGCAGGCGGAGAGCCACCCAAACCAAAAACACGCGGCCAGCCCAAGTGACGATGTCTTGCACATTCAATTTTACCCCGCCAATCCGACCAAATTTTTGAACTGCTTCGACGCGTCCGCCTCGGCCGTGGCCCACGTCTGATCGTCGACGTCGTCCGGGAGCTGATCAACCTTCGTCACCGCCTCCACGTAGTCGTCCCGCTTGTCGAGCGCGATGACCTTGTTGTTCAGCACGAACGCGAGGAGCTCGCCCTTCGTCAGAAGCTCGCCCACCGCCCAGTCCGCCAGGTCGTAGAAGATGTGATTGAGAAACGGGTTCGCCAGAAACGGACACTTGATCACGCCCTGGCCAACGAGCACCGAGACCAGAAAGGTCTGCATGCCGGTTTTGACCGCGTGCACGGTGTCGTCAATGTTCAGTGTTTCGGTCGCCGCCGCCATCTACCGCCTCCATCCCGCGCCAGATTCCCTTGTAGGTGAAGCCACCCATGATCACCGTGACCTTCACGATCTCGGCATTTAGGTCCAAGATCACGACGCCTTGCGCGTGACCGAGTCCTGCCGCGTGAAACCGAACCCAGGCGCGTTGGTGCTCGATCACGCGCACGACGGCCTCGACGCCGGACACGTTGAAGACGTCGCCGACCTTCAGGCTCTCACTCCTAAGCCTCGCCGGTTCAACGCGCGTCGAGCCGGCGAAGAGCTTCTTTCGCTTCAGCCCGAACAGGCCCTGGAACGTAAGGCGTCCCTGGTAGTGGAGGTCGCCCGTCACGGGGTGAAACGTGAAGTGGAGTTCGCCGCCGAGCACGTCGGGCTGTCTCGAGCGAACGACCATGTTTTGCGAAACGACGCTTCTCCCCACCGGGCGTGACCAGACCCGCGGCCTAAAGCGGCGCGGCCTCGACCGGCTCGGCTTCGTGAGCCGCGACGGTGCTTGCGGCCGGCGCTGCGTCAGCTTCGACCACAGGAGCCGCCACTTGCGCGGGCGCTTTGTAACCGATCGCGGCCATGATGCCGGCCACGGCGGCGGCCACGTAACGCTGAAGAAACGGCACCTTGGCCGCGATCTTTCCGAGCAGCGCCGTGAGCGGAGCCTCGAGCTGGTGCATCGGGTACTGGAGATCGACGCCAATGTTGCCGTCGTCGTCGGCGCGAACGCCCACGGAAATGCCGGTCGTGCCGATCTTTTGATCGAGAAGCTGCTTCGCCATACGGAGCCCACCTTTTTTATTTAATTTTATCTGCGTGTCTTCGTATTGTTGAACAGGGCTTCGAGCCTGTCCATTTTAATTTCGGTGTGGTCGAGGCGCTTCTCGATCTTGTCCTGATTGTGGATGTTGCGGCCCTCGGAGTCCTTGATGCTTTGCAAGATCAAGTCGTTGCCCCACTTGAGCTGGGCCAAAAGTTCCGCGTGGCTCGCGGCGATGCTCGCCTTGATTTCCGTTTGCGCGCCGCGGAGCGTGTCGATCTGGACGCGCATCGTGTCGGCCTTGTCGTTCGTCATGAACATCTGCGTCAGCGGCTGAATGGCGAGGAGCGCCGCCACGACCGAGCCCGCGCCCGCGACCTGCTTCGTCGTGAACGTGGCGGTTTTTCTGACGCGGCTTTGATCGACCTGCTCGTCCGACATACGGCTCCCGGCTCCCCTTTAAATTCAGCTGTGATCGCCAACGTAAATCAAAGCAAACCGGGAGCCAAGAACCGAGATCATCACGGGCCGACGCGGTTGAACGTCATGAAGTTGTTCAGCGCGTTACCGTTCAGGGTGACGCTCGCGCTCGAGGCATTTAAGAAACGGATGTCGAAGTAATCGTTCGCCGCCAGGGCGATGTGATCGGTCACGTCAAAGCCGAGCTGGTGCGTACCGTTCACGGTAACGAAGTAAGGTCTGCCCGTGCAGTAAATCGAACCGTTCTTGAAGATCGCGAGGTACGGCAATTGCCCGCCGGCCCAGGTCGCGTTGGCCAGCAGGATATTCGCCGAGACCAGGTAGCGTCCGGCCGCCGCGGTGTTCGCCGTGTAGCGCCACGCGGTGCTGGGGTTGGTGACGAGACCCTGCGATCGGTCGTCGCTCGCGGTCAGGTAGTTGATGATCGTCGAAACGCCGCTCGCCAGAGCCTGCTGCGCGGCCGACGTGAAGCGCCCGTAGAATGTCGTCGACGCGGTCGGATCGCCCCAGCGCACGCCCGTGGCTTGAGTCGAGTCGGCAAAGAGCGTCTGCCCGTTCGTGCCGACCCCGAGCCGCACGTTCGACGAGGCGCCGCGCAGGATCAAATCGCCGAGCGTCGTCGTCGGACTCAAGGCATCAAAGCCCGCGGCCTTGGTCGTGGCCCCGGTTCCGCCGTTTGCGACCGCCACCACGCCCGTCACGTTCGCCGCGGTCCCGGTCGTGTTTTGGTTTAGGGTGGGCACGTCCGCCGCCTGAATCGCGCTGAGCGAAGCGTTCGTGCCGTCCGAGCGCAAATACCGGCCCGCGGTCTGCGCGCCCGTCAGCGCGGTGATCGCCGCGGCTTGCGTCGTCTGGCCCGTCCCGCCATTTGCGATCGCCACGGTGCCGGTCACGTTCGCCGCCGTGCCGGTCGTGTTCTGGTTTAAAGTCGGAACATCCCCGGCCTGGATCGCGCTCAAACTCGCGTTGGTGCCGTCCGAGCGGACGAAGCGCCCCGCGGTCTGCGGGCCCGTCAGGGCCGTCAGCGCCGCGGCCTGGGTCGTCTGTCCCGTTCCGCCGTTCGAGAGCCCCACGACCCCCGTCACGTTCGATGCCGTGCCCGTGGTGTTCTGGTTCAACGTCGGCACGTCCGCCGCCTGAATGGCCGCCAGGGTCGCGTTGGTCCCGTCCGAGCGCAGGTATCGACCCGCCGTTTGGGTTCCGGTCAGGGCGGTGATGGCCGCGGCTTGCGTGGTCTGCCCGGTCCCGCCATTCGCAATCGAGATCGGGTAGGTGATCTGGGTCACCCCGCGGGTGCCGACGTACTGGTAAAAGCTGATCACGGGCGGCATGTTCGCCGGGACGCTCGTGTAGAACGTCAGCACGCCCGTGTCGCCATCGACCAGCCAGTCGCCGCTTCCGAACGGGATCGTGTTACCTGAAGAGTCCTTTAAAACGTAATTGTACGACCCGTCGCCGAAGTTGAACGGGATGCAGCCCTTGAGCGAGTCCGAGTAGAACGCGTTCGAGACGCCCGCCACCGCGGTCAGCGTGAGCCCGGCGTAGTATTTGACGACCCCGTTCGCGCTCGTCGCCTGGTCGGCCAGGACCGGCGCCGTCGTCGGGATCAGGTCCGATTGCCCGAGCAGCTGCGACATGTAGATCGCAAGCCTCGCGCTCCGCGGCTCCTCGAAGAATTGGCGCTGGTCGCTCGTGCTCGAGACGCCCTGCTGTTTTTTGAATAACGAGTTGGCGATGGACGTAGTCGTTAAGGCCATTAGGCGATGCTCCCGAAGAATTTATTGGATCCGGACGGAATGCCGACGCGAACGAAGACGGTCCCGGTCTTTGGCGCCGTCCCGAAGGTGACGCGCTTTTGCGTCGCCGTCGACTGGCTGACGTCGAGCGCGGCGTCGCCGTTCGCGGTCGGCGACCCGACGCCGGAGTACGCCTGATTTGCGTCGATCCAGCCCGTCGTGCCCGACGACCCGTCGACCCGCACGTAGAGCGCGAGACCAGACACGATCGTCGACGTGCCGAAATTGTTGGCCGACTGGAACGCGAACAACACCGAGGTCACCGCGCTGACGCTCCCGAAATTAAACGTCACCCAGCGCATGTTGTTGTAGGTGTCCGGGGTCAGGCCCGAATAGTCCGGGCCCGCCGGCAGCGATCCGGCGTAAGAGACGAGCGGCGGGTAGCGGTACGCGCCCGCCAGGTACTGGAGCGCCTTGTTCGACGCCAGGCTCAACGTCGAGTCGTACGCCTGCCCGTACCCGCTCGTCGGAAACTGACCCGTGCCGGACGTGACCCGTGTCTCGGTGCCGATCGAGTCGACCCGGATCGGCTGGCTCAAGCTCACCGTCGTGCTCGGCGCCTGCTTCGAATTGTACCCGGTCACCTGCGCGGCCACCGACTCGCCGTAGAAGTTGTTCAAGATCGTCAAATTTGCCGTGTCGGAATAGGTCGTGTTCGCGGCCGGCACCGTGGCCGGGCTCTTCGTCACGATCGCGGTCGCGGCTGAGGAATTGACCGCCGCCAGGTAGAGCGCCGAATAGTGGGTCCGGATCGCGCTCGCAATCTGAAACGCCACCGCCAACGTCGCGCCCGCCGCGTAAGACGGCACGCCGGATTTGTAGACCGTCGCTCCGGACGGCGTGATCGACGTCACACTCGCCGACGGCGTCGCCGGGTCATCGACGTAAAAGGAAAGCTGCGGGGTCGAACCCGTAACCGAGTCGACGAGCTGCGCGGTGTGCGCGCCTACGCTCAACGAGGCGGCCTGAATCTTCGCCGTGATGGCCTTGAAGATGCCGGACTTTCCCGCCTGGCCCGCGTACGGGTCGAACTCCGACAAGACCGTCAGCCAGCCGTTGCTCAAACCCGAATCGTCGCCGGTCGTTAAGGTCACGAGACCCTGGACCGCGGCGTCGACGAGCGCCTGCAGCGTCCCGCGGTCGGCGTCCCCGAACGCATTCGCGAAGACCGCCGCCAATCCCGGCGTCACGGTCGGGCTTTGATTGTCGGTCACGACCGCGTGGAGCGCGCCCGACCCGGACGCGAACGCCTGGTAGCTCGAGGGAATGCTCAACACCAGCGCACTCAAATTTTGCGGCGGCGTCGGCGTGATCTTGCCGAGTAAAGTCGCGACCTTGTCGAAGGCGTCCTCGTATAGATCGCCCTTCGCCACGCCGGCCGGGTTCCCGCTCGCGCCCCCGTAGGTGCCGTCGGTCGGGTTATTGAGGTAGCCCGTCGCCACCCCGCCCCCGGCCGAAGCGAGGAGCGTCTTGATGTCGACGACCTCGAGCCCCGTGCCCGCCTGATTGATCCGGAACACCTTGAGCCCGTCGGCCGCGCTGACCGGGTTGAGCCTCGTCTGGAAAGTGCCGGTCGTCGCCGGCACCTTGAAGCAGCGGTCGACGCGCTCGCTCAGCTGCTGGTCGATCATGCGCGACATGTCGAAGTTGTCTTCGATCGTCGCCGGGTAATAGGCGTCCTGGTTTCTGATCGAAGTCGATTGCGTGAGCGGCTGCGCGCCCAAGATCACGATCGTTTCGCCAACGAGCGGCGCCACGGCCAACTGGATTGTTCCGCCGTTCGTGAGACCCACGCCCGAGACCGAGTAGTCGGTGCCGAGGGAGAGCGCCAGCTCCGCGTTGAGGACCGTCAGCCGGTAGACCGCGAGCTGACTCTGGTCGAAGATTTTGAAGGTGTACGGAAACGACGTCGTCGTGCCGTCGCCGAGGTACGTGTTTCTTCGCGTGAGCGTTGCAATCGACATCCTAAAAAGTCCTCTTAAAAAGGTTCAGTGTTTCGATCCGTAACCGGTGATCAGCCCGCGCGCGAAGTCGAGCGCGCCGTGTGACTTCACCTTACCCGACTGCACGTCCGCCAAATACCCGATCGGCTTCGCGAGCGGCGCGACCGGCAGGCCCGACAAAAGACCAATCAGCGACGCCACGTCCTTAATCGGCGCCGACGGCCGGCCCTTCCCCTTCGCGGCCCGCGCCACGTGGCTCGGCAAAAGCCCGAGCTTCGTCACGAGCTCGAGCCCCGGCGCAATCACGAAGCGGTCGTCGCTCGGCTTGTCGTTCAAGGTCTTCGCCACGTAATTGACGTACGGCCCCACCACCGGCACGAGCGCGATCGACTCGTCGACCTGGCCGCCGAAGAACAAGTGAAGCGCGTCGTCTAGGTAGTGCCCATCGTCGTTCTCGTCGAACTTGCCCTCGGCGAGCTTGTAGGTCGACTTCGCCATGATGGCCGGAATCATCTGGATCGACGCGTAGAGCGCGGCGAGCGGAATCGCCGACTTCTTTAAACCCGATTCCCGGATCTGCGCGATGGCCTTTGACCCGAGCAGGTTCGCCTTGTTGTTGTAGTAGCCCGTGAACTGCGTGAACATCCGCATCAGCGGCGAGCCCGTCTCGTAGCGCGCGATGTCGATGACGTCGAGACTGTGCTGCGTACGTCTCACCACCGAGTCCGCGAAGTTGATCGCTTGCGTGTCTGTCTTGCCCTCGGCCAACGCCTTCGAGTACGCGCCCGTCCAAGCGACCGTCTCCGTATACTTGGCCGTGAAATGCTGGAGGATGTAGCCGTTCTTCTGCGTCCACTCGAGCGCGGTCTTGAAGCGGCCCGGATCCTCGATCAGATCCTCAATTTGGCCCTGAAGCTTTCCGACCTCCGACACGCGCGCCCGCATGTACTCGGATTTTTCCAAGATCATTTGGTTCAGCTCGCGCGGCGAGCGCATCGTCTGGATGATGCTGTCCCGGATGTAGTGCGGCTCGACCATGGCGGTCACGACCGAAAGACCCGTCGTTTGGTGAATGGCGTTCACGACGTTACCGGCCATCGCGTTCAGGCCCGTGTTCGTGCGGATCGCCCTAAAGAACGAGTCGACCGCGCGCCACGCCCGGCCCTGGCCCGACGGGATCGAGGCCGACTGCTTGGCCGCGCGGTTCATCCAAGCCACCATGTTCTCGTGGTGACCGGGCGCGACCGCGTTCATCGCGTCCGCGAACTTGCGATCGAACACGATCTTCGCCACGTCCTTGATCACGGGCTCGACGTGAATAAAGCGGATCACTTTGTCGACCGCCATCGGCACGTAGTCGAGATCGAGCGCGAGCGGGGCTGCGTACTCCTCAACCCTCGACTTCGTGAACCCGCGCCCGCCCGTCGGCATCATCATCATGTTGCCGTGGTTTCCGAACTGCTCGGCCTCTCGTCTTAAAGCCGCGTCGTTGGTGATGTTTGGATCCGCCACGGCCGGCGCGTACCCGCCCTTGTACTCGCCAAACGGCGTCTGAAACGGATCGTTCGTCACTTCGCTAAAGTAAGACCCGTACATTTTTTTGTGCGCAACCTGGGCCTCGGGCTTGATCGAGTCGTACATATCCCACACGCCCTGGACGAAATCGTAGTCGGCTTTCTTCAAAGTGCCGTCCCGCTGGAGCCTCGTGATGAACTGGTCCCAGCGCGTGCGATCGAGCGAGCCGTCTTCCTTCAGCTCACCCCACCCGCGCCCGCGCAAAAGCTTCGACAGGTTCGAGAGATTGCCCGCGTGCTGGAGCGCGCCGAGGAGCTCCTTCTTGTTCTTGAACCGGTAGCCGAGCTCGGGCGCCTCGATGGGTTTAAGACTGAAGATCTCTTTGTTCGGGGCCACGACCTTGTCCAGGTAGTGGCGCATCATCTCGGCGTAGCGCAGCTGCTTTGCGGTCGTGGCCTTCTGGACCGGTTCCCAGATGTGCTCCGCGAAGGGGCCGGAATAGTCGCTTAAATCCATCGCGCGGCAGAAGTGTTCGATGCGCGTGAGCGCGGCCTTGGCCGACAAGAACCCGAGCTTGATGCTGTCGAATTTCGTGACCGCCTCCGACATGCCCGGGCGCGCGCGCGCGAGGTCGCCGTGGTTCGACGCCTGCGCCACGAGGTCTTGAACGACCTGCTCCTTCTTGATCTTTTTGCCCTCGACCTCGATCAGCTTCGAGTCGCGCGCGAGATCGTAGAGCGCCTTCACCGAGTCGGCCATGGTCTGAAACCTGCCGAAGGTGACGTCGCGGTAGTTCTCCGGATTTCCGTCGGTCGCGTTGTGCACGTGGTAGACGGCTGAGTCGAACCCGTCCGGATCGTAGGACCGCATCCGCTCGAGGTACTTGATCGGAGCCAGATCCGTCTTGCCGATCCCGAAGCTCGCGAGGATGGCGCGGCCCGCGTTGACCAGGTTCAGGTCCCTAGACTTCGCGATCCGGTCGTCGGCCAGATTGAATTTCTTCGTGAATTTCAGGAACTTCGCCATCTCGTCCTTGGCTTCGGTCGAGGCTTTGTAGAGTTCGTGATTCACGAGCTCGCGCCGCTTCGCCTCAAACGCGCCGTCGAAGTCACCCTTCGCGAGACGGTCGCCTGCCTCCGCCGCGGCCTTCCGGCCGGCGACGAGGTAGATGTTCGGCTTGAGTTCTGACGTCTTGAGCGCGCTCACCTGGCCGCGCACGGTCTCTTTCAGTTCGCGGTCCGGCAGGATCCGCTTCGAGACCATGCGGGTCAGGTCGCGGTCGACGCCCGGGTTTTGCTCGCGCAAGTGTTCGAGCTCGAGCCTGAGCACCTTCGCTCGGCTGTCGTTGTGGATTGCGCGCATCGCCTGGTCCGGCAGGTAGGGCGAGCGGAACAGGTCGGGTGACTTCTCCTTCATGGCCTTCGACGCCGTCTCCTCGACGAAGTCGCGAAGCTTCGGGCTCCGTGCGAGGTCGTCGATCAGATCCTTTCCCGAAGCGTAGCCGAACATGTCGGCCACGACGTCCGGGTGAAGGCCGTCGCGCGCGGTAACACTCTTGCCCTTCAGGCTCTTGAGCGCGTCCTCGCCGTAAAGCGTTTCGATGGCCTTCGAGCTGAGCTTGAGCCGCCCCGTCTCCGCCGGCAACTTCTCGCCCGTGACCGTCTCCCCGCGCTGGATTGCGGCGAACGCCTGGTAGACCGGCATCGCCTCGGCCTGGGTCTGCGCCTTCGCGCGCTCGGCCTCGAACTCGTCCTTGTACGCTTCCGTCTCCTGCTTCCGAATGTCGTTCATGACTTTGCCGCGGAGCTCGTCGTCGGCCGCGAGCTTCGCTGAGTCGAACGCCGACTGGTATTTCGCGAACTGCTCGGGCGTAAGGTTGTGCATGGCGCGCTCGGTAAAGAGCGGCTCGACGTTTTGCTCGCGGCTCACCTGCGCAATCTCTTCGTCGGTCGCGAGGATCCGGTCGAACACTTCGCGCACGTCGTTGGTCAGGTTCACGTTCAGCGCGCGGATGTTGCGGTAGACGTCGACGAGCCAGGTCTTAAAGCGGGCGAATGCCTGGCGCAGGTCCGCGCTCGGGGCCTTGCCCTCCATCAGGTACGCCTCGAACGAGCGCGCCAGGGTCTCGTGCTGCTCGACCGTGATGTCGCCGCCCTCGTTGCCGGCGTACTTCATCAGCTTTCCGAAATCGGCCTTCAGATCTTCGGGCGCGTCCTCGCGCTCCGACAGACGCTTCATGAGCTCGACCACGAAGTGACCGGTCTCGTGAATGAAAGTCGAGCGGTTGGCCTTGGCCAGGAGCTGGATGTCGATCGCGTGCGGGCGAATGCTGATCTGCCCGCGCGGGGTCTCGTCTCCGCCCTGGAACAATTCAAACCCTTGGTGCAGGGCCGCGTCGCGGAGGGCGTCCGAGATCTCGAGCGAGTGAACGATCTTAGCGGGGCCACTGCCCTCACCGCCGTTGCGCATGATCTCTTGAACTGACGGACGCGCGAGGGTCGTGTCGCCCACCGCCGCGCCGTATTTCTTACCGAACTTGCGAAGGTAGTCGGGTACGATCTTGTCGTAGAACCCTTTCATCCCCTCGCCGCCGACCTTGAGGTCCAATCCTTTCAATGTCTGCTCAGTGTCAGTCGCAGACGAAATGACCTTCTGAGCCATCTCTTTGCCAAGAACACTATGCATCTTTTCTTCAGTCGTCGAACCGCTTGAATAAATGCGGTCTCCGTCGACACTATTCACCACTAGACGGTACGTACCCGTCTCATATTTTTTATATTTAATTTCGCCGATTGATTTACTTAAGTCGTACCGCTCCGCCTGCTGCTCACCGGTCGTCCACGTCACTTTGTCGTAGCCGCCCTCGGCCGCCATGCGGATGATTTTTTTGAGCGCGAACTCGTGCCAGGTCTTGCGGAAAGGAGCGTCGGGCACTTGGCGCCCAAGACCTTCGGAACGATCAAGGGCGAAAGCTTTGGCCGCTTCTTCTCGAGTCGCTCGAATGAGGCTGCCGGACGCAGGCCCATTTTCATTCGCTGCGACAAACCCCCCGTCAGTCTCTATTATTTTGTATCCGTTTGGCAGGCTGTCAGGATCAACCGCATCGCCCTGGTAGCCCTTCTTCCGTCCCTCCTGATGCCAGTCGCTTTGGATCTCCTCTACGTGCAAGACGCGATTTCCTTCGGCGTCGACGCGGTCGTTAAGACGAGTGAACGCGAGGATATTCGCTTCATCCCAGTGGCTCGAAGTATAGACATCAGGGCGCTGCCGAATTTGATCCGTATTGAGTTGGCGCTCAATTTTTAAAACCGCTTCGTCGAACGTCGACGATTGATCGCCGTTGCCACGCATCGACCCAGCTGGCTCGTAAGTAACCTTGCCGTCCAGGTCAGTCCGTTTTCGAATCAAGTACCGCTCGCCACCTACATCTTTTGTGTAGATGACCTCGTCTGCGTAGGGATTGCGGATCTTGTCGTAAACGTCTTTAAAGCGATTGATCTTGTCATTGAGCTCGGCCGACGCGCCGTTGATCTCGTGGTCTTTGCCGTCGGTCCGCGGAGTTTCACTGATCCTCCTGACCAGCTCCTTAATTTCTTTCGGCTTCATTTCCGGATGTTCTTCGCGAACGTCTTTGATGATGCGGTTCAGGCTTTTCTTGTACTCGGGCGAAGCTTCAATTTCCGCGCGTGGGCGCTGCTTGAAGGAAGGTCTTGTCTTTTGAGTCCAGCTCTCTTCGGCCCTATCGGCAGGTTCGAACGCGAAAGGCTTATCTTCCGGCGGCAGCGTGAATAGCACCTCGCGGTAGTTCTCGCCACCGGGGAGGGAATATCCCTGATATTTGGTTGGAGTTGGCGCATCCTCAACTTCCATCGAACTATCGTAGTCACCCGGGATAACTTGAGCACCGTCTCCCAAACGGTCCGCTTCTGTTTTGGCCTTTGCTTCGTCGAGATAATTTTTGCCAGCCCAAGCCCCACTGCTGTCGTAAACAGAAAACACCTGTGCGTTCTGGGGAATGTCTTGCGATTTTGTGATGTCGACAATCTCAGGATTGTTCGCGCGCAGGAACTCGAGCAGCTCGACCTTCGAGACCTTCGCCTTGTCCTTCAGAAAGTCGTCGAGTCCCAGCCACTTCTTCTCCTCGGCTTTGACGTCGCGAACGATCGCGCGCACCTGGTCGGGCGGAGCCGAGTTCGGCATCTTATCCGCGACCGTGCGCTCGAGCTTCGAGTAGAACGTGTCGACCGTCGGCTGCGGGAGTTCGGACCGGTACGCGTCCGACTGCGCGAGAACTCGCGGCATTTGACTGAAGCGCGGATCGCTTGCAACGGCTTCCGCCGCGGGAGCATCTGCGCCGGGCGCGCTCGCTTCGGACGCGCCGTAAATGGTGTTAAGAGCCGAGAGGTACTGATCACGCGCAGGCCCCTCGAGCGCCGCCGCCTTCTCAGGACTGTCGATCTGCCGCAGGATCTCCTTCGTCGCCGCGATCTCGGCCGTGTCGTCCGCGCGCTGCTGAAGCGTCAGCTGGTCCGGGCCCGCGATCGGCTCCGCGTCCGGTCCCCGGATCGACAAGTTCAGCTGGTTGTAGAGCTCGAGCGGGTCGACGCCCGTCCGCTGGCCCGCGGTCTCGAGGATGCGCGAGATCAGAACGGCCTGCTTCGGGTCTTGACCGGCCTCTCTCAATTGGCTTTCAACGCGTTGGCGGATCGACTCGCCCGCCTCGGCGCGCGCTTGCTCAGGGGTAAGGCCGCGGGCGTCGAGCGCCACCGACTCGGCCTGGTCGAGCGCGAGATCGTTTTGCTCCTTCACGAGACGCTCGATCTCGGCGCGGTCTTTCAGCTCCGCCACCGTCGGGTCTTCTTCGTGAAAGGTCACGTGGTCGACGAGGTCGTCGTGGCCCTTCGCCGCGATCTGGTCGACGAGCTGCTCGGTCGGTACGCGCACGTTCGTGCCCTGCGCCTGAGCTTCCGCGAACTTGTCGAGAAACCCGAGGTCTTGCATGGCGGCTACGGGATCGAGTCCCTTACTTTGAAAGTATTTTTTGAGCGCGTCCGGCGCGATCTGCGCCTCCGCGTACGGCGTCCCGTCGACGGTGTTGCGCAAAAACTCGGTGTAGAGCTCCGGGCTCCGGTCGCGCACCTTGTTCCGCGAGTCGCTGACCATGCCCGCCACGAGGTCCCGACCGGCCTGCGCGCGTCTCGCCTCCTGAAGCCGCAAGACGCCCTCGATCGGCGCGGTCGTGGCGAAGCCCGTCGCGGCACCGACGAGGCCCGTGTCGATCGCGCGCTTGATCGAGCCCGCGAACGCGTCCTTGTTCACGCCGGTCGCGTAGTCCGCGAAGTCGCCCGCAAGCGACATCCCGGCCATCTTGCCCGACTCCGCACCGACCGCGTGCGCGAGCGTCGCCCCGTAGCTCTCCATCACCTGTCTCGCCACCTGGGGCCCGAGCTGAGACGACAACCTTTGCGTGACGCCGCTGAAGTACCCGTAGACCCCGAAGCGGTCGAGGTAGCTGACGATCGCGCCGTGCGCGGCGGCGTCCGGCAAACCCTTGACCGGGTCGATCCCGGCCTCGAGGTTCGCCGCGTTCTTCTCGGCCGCGGTCTGAAGGCCCATGCCGGCCAGGCCGAGTTCGCCAACGCCGAGCATCGCGGACCCGGCGAGCGCCACCAGCTGGGGCGCGTTCGCGACCGTCTGGGCCAGGAGCACCTGCGCCGCGCGCGCGTAGTTTCCTTGGGTGGCGGCGTCGAGCACGCGCTCCGCAATCGGCGCGTCCGCGCGCGAGTTGACCGTCTTCATGAACGTGTCGACCGTACCCTCGCCCAAAATCGGCAGGTTCGACTGGTAAGCCCCCGCCTGCTGCTCGAGGTTTTGCGAGTAAAAGTTGTCGCGGCCGATCGCCGTCTGGTCGGACGTGATCCGGGTCGGGTCTCCGCGTAGCGCGCGGAGCGCGTTCGCGGGCGCGAAGTACGCGTCGTAGGCCAGGGCCGGCACCTTCGCGAGACCGCTCGCGTTGTGCGCGACCAGGTAGCCGAGAAAATTCACGGCCTGGTCGTAAAGCCCGTGCTCGCTCACGCGGTCCTCGGCCGACTGCATGGTCGGCATGTCGTCCTTGATCGCCGCGGCCTTGACCGGATCCCCGGCCAGCGCCGTGATCGCGGGGTTGAGCCTGGCGAGCCGGCTGAAGTTGATTTGCGATTGCTCGCGCGACTTCGAGAGCTCCTCGTAGTTTCGGTCGACGAGGGCGGTGTCGAGCCCGGTCTGGCGCGCGAGATTGAAGACCTTGGCCGAGCGGTCCGGGTCCTGGTCGCGGCTCGCGTAAAATGACGCTTCCGTATTCGCGCGCTCGAACTGACGGTCGGACTGAATGAGCTGGTCGAAGTCGTTCTGGGCTGGCTTCGGCTGGCGCTCGAGGTCGAGGGTCTGCGCGGGCAGATTGATGTCCGGACTTAGGCCGGGCGCGGGCAAAACACTACCCGTAGGTGCGCCCGCCGACGCGGGACCTTCGAGACCACTACCGGTAGGGCTTTGCGGTCCGGGGTTTGCGCCCATCAACTGATCAAAGTCATTTGCCATTTTGCGCACCCAGGAAGCGGTTCATGTAGTAAAGCGCCTTGTCGTCGGAGTACGCCTGCCCGCTCCGGGCCAAGGCTTCCCGGATCTGCCGCAGCTGTTCGGGCGGAATGTCGGAGACGTCGGTCAACGCGGGCGCGGCTTTGAGATCGTCCGGGCTCAGCTGGTAGCGGCGCTTCGAGACGCCGCCGAAGAAGCCCTTCACCGCCGGCATCACCATGCGGTCGGCCTCGGACGTCATCTGTTCGTCCGAGAGCGGCTTCCCGCCGTTCAACTCTTGGCGCTGATTGACGCGCGCAATGAACTGATCGGTAAAGACTTTCCGCGCCTCCGGGTCACCTTTGAGGCCGATGGCGTCCGCGGTCTGCGCCGCGATCGTCTGCGCCGAGCGGTGCACCGTCAGCGCCTGGTTCGACTTTCCCGACTGCAGGTCGGTCTGCATGCCGACGAAGTGCGTGAGTTCGGCCGGGGTCACCTGGCCGCGGACCTCGTTTAAATTGAGGGCCTTAAATTTCTGCGGTTCGTTCGCCGCCATGTTCATGAGGGCAATGTACTTCGGTCCCGCCTGGTCGGCGGTGACCCCTGCGCGAAGCTGCCGCGCCCGGTCCTCGAGCTTCGCGCGCAGGTCAGACGACATGCCGCCGAGCAGGGTCACGGGCGGCATCGTCTGGCCCTTTGACTGCTCGACTATGTCCGACGCCTGGTCGAACCGGGTCCGGTCGAAGTCCCGCTTCGCGGTCTCGTCGTCCGCGTGCCGGTCCTTGATGGCCTGGATCGTCTTCGTGCGCAGGTCCCCGGGCTCCATTTCGCGCGCGGCGCCGAGCGCCGACGGCAGGTCCTGGTGCTCGCGCATGATCGCGTCGGCCTTCGTTTGCGACTCCATCGCGATCGTCGAGCTTTTGAGTGTCTTGTCGATACTCGCGCGATCGTCGGCCGTCATCTGACCTTGGATGGCTGCGTAAAACCCGCGCGCGCCCGGGTCGTCGGTCGACATCATGCGCTCGAGCACGCCCGCGTAAACCTTCGACTGCGCCTGCTTCTGCCGCTCCTCGACGAGTGAAGGGTCGGTTATGCCCTCGCTCTGGGCCTGCTTCGCCGCGAGCCCGCGCACCGTCTGGACCGACTGGTCGATCTTGCCGGGCTGGTAGTAATTGAGGGTCGCGTCGTCTTGCGTGGTCTTGAGCGACGAGTCGACGACTTCTTTGTTGTACCGTTCGGTTTCCTGGAACGTGTGCTTCTCGAGCGTGAGGTTGAGCTCGCCCTCGACCTTTTGCCGAACCCTCGCGAACATGGCCCGCTGGTCGTCGTTCGACAGATTGGCCTGGAGCTGGTCGGCCGCCTTCGCGAACTGCGCGCCGTAGTCGCTCGTGACGGTGGCCGCGTCCTGGCCCTTCTTCGTCATCGCGCCCGACTGCGGGTCGAAGATCAGATTGTTCTTCGCTTGCGTGAGCGTGTCGTAGGCGCTCATGACCCGCGTGTTGTCGGCCTGCTTCTTTTGCTCCGAGAACTGCTTCTCGGTCTCGCCGAGCTGCGACACGTTGGCTTTGAGGTCGGTCAGCGCCTGGCCCCCGCCGAACGCCTCGATCCCGGGCGTTTGCGGCGCGGTCAGTGACGGAGCGTCTTGGGTCTGCGCTTGCGAAGTAAAGTCAGGAATGCGCGGCATCTACTTGTCTCCGTCGATCCACCAGCCATTAAACGCGTCGTTGTCCTGGCCGGGCATTTTGAGGTTTTGGCTGGCGGTCAGATCGAGGCCGAGCGAGGTCGACGCGCTCGCCTGCTTGACGGGAAGCTTCGACGTACTGAGGTAACCGGCCGCTTTGCCAAAAGACGACATCGACGACAGGGCGCCCCCGAGGAGCGAGGACGCGCCCGCGGCCTTCGCCCCCACCGCCTGGAGCTTGGCCGACTGCACATTCGTCTGCGCCTGCACCTGGAGCCCGTACGCCTCGCGCCACGCATTGTTCCGGGTCGTGATCTGGTCGTCCGCCGATAGCTCCCTCGTGTCGAGAGTCGCATCCTCGGCCGAACCATCGTCGACCCGGATCCCTTGCGCCGCCGCCGACGCGCGCTGCGCGCCCTGGACCTTTAGGCCCTGCTGCCTGATCCGGTCCGCCTGCTGGTCGCCCTGGCGGAGAACGTCCGCCGCGCGGTAGGCCGCGAAGCGTTGATTGATCTCGGCCATCGAGACCGCGAAGCTCGCTTGCGCGTTTAGGGCTTGGGCTTGAGCAAAGCCGCCCACTAGCGAGCCCACCCCTTGGAGACCCGCCAGACCCGCTAGGATTGAATTAGAGCCGTCATTTTGTGCCATGTAGAACGAAATCTCCTTACATGCCCACCGGTGCGAGACCCGCGGGCGCGATGCCTAAGATCGCGGCCGGCAACGGATCGACCTGGCGAACGAGTACGCGGCCGTGGGAGTTCCATTGTCCGCTAATGTTTTGCGAGATCACCCGGGTCAAAAGCTGGTTCGGCTGACTGAAGCCTTCCGAGTAACGCACCTTGGGCTCAAAGAACGACGTCACCGTGGTGTCGAGACCCTGGAGCGCGTTCAAGGTCACGCCCTCCGGCGGCACCGCACCGACGAATAGCCCGCGCGTCGACTCGACCCACATGTTCACCTGAGTGATCGCCTTCTGCTTGTCGAGGATCGACTGCCCTTGCGCCGTGTCGATGTTGAGCGTCTCGATGTCGGCCGTGATCGGCAGGCCCACGTGAATCACCCCGTACGCCTGCGGCAGCGTGATCTGCCCGCCCACCACCGTCAGCGCCGGGTAGTTCTGATTGTTCGGGCTCGACACCACGAACCCGTCACCAATCACCGACACCTGCTGGCCCTCGAGGTAGCCGAGGCCCGTCACCACCGTCTGCGCAATGGTGCCATTTTGGATCTGAATATTCCGCATGGTGGTCGGAACGAGCCTCGACGCCATCGCTGTCACCTGCGTGCTCGAGACGAAGGTCAAGTTCGTGAAGCGGACGAAGGTGCCGTCCGGCCCGGTCAGGTGAATGGCGCCAGGAAGGGTCGTCGGCGTGAAGGTGTATCCGGTCGCCGTGATCGTGATCGGCTCGCCCGGCCCCCACGTCACCCCGCCCGAGAGCTGGAACGCCGTCGTCAGCGCGTTGATCGTGCCGTCGTAAGTGAGCGAGCTGTCCAAAAATATGGACTTCGTGATCGGCTGCACGATCCGGTTGTGCAGGCGTTCGATGTAGCGGGTCGTCACCCCGTTGATCACGCGCCTGATCACGAAGTAGATCCGGTCGTCCGATTGGCAGACGTCCTCGACGAAGCCATTTTGAAAGTCGTGGCGGTGCCAGGCGACCAGGTTCTGCTCGGGCACGAAGGTCAGCCCCAGCACGATCCCGTCCTCCCTCGCCATCCAAATGATCGGGTGCGGGATCTTCTGGTAGTCCCACGCCAGCACCTGGTGCTGATCGACGAGGTGAGACGAGAAGACCGTGAGATCGTCCCCGCGGTACCCCTCGACCTGGAACTCGTACCCGAACGTCCGGATCATCGAGCCTTTGAGCTGGCGGTAGATCGCGACGTTTCCAATTTGCAAAGGCGCGAGATCGCCCGAACCGTTCTGGCTCACGCAGGTCGGGTTGATGTCCTTTGGCGTGATCCCTGAATCGCCGCCCGCGATCACCCACTCGCCCTGCTCGGTGAAAACGAGGAGTTTCCCAAGGTCCAGGAAATGCCTGACCCGCTGCGGGTTCTTGTGCGCAAGCCTAAAGCTGATCGCGTCGTCGTCCGACACCGGGCGATTGATCGCGAAAAAGGTCGGGCTCCCGATCCGCGAGCCGATGATCCGGTCCGCGGCGGGCGCCGTCGGCGGCAGGATCGTCGGCGGGTACTCGAGCACGGGTCCGATGTTTCCGTACCAGCGCCGCTGCTGAAAGGTGCCGACCGCGGCCGGGAGCGCCGACGAGCTCGGCGTCGTCCCCGGCGCCGTGAAGAACCCGCGCGCGATCGGCGGCGGATCGGTGTAGTCGATGAAGAGTGACCCGTTGTCCAAGAACATGTTCGTGTAAACGACCGTCCGAAACCCGAGCGTCTGCGAGGTCGAGCCCGCGTAAATGTTGTACTCGACCGCGTTCGGGACGGCCGCCCAGCTGATCGTGATCGGCGTCGACGACGTCGGCGCATTCGCGTTTCCGACCGTCGAGACGAAGCTCTCCTCGAGCGTGTCGGCGTCGATCGCGGTCACGCCCCAGAAGAAGCTCGCGCCCGCCGTCGCCGGGTTCACCGTGATCGTGCCCGGGGTCGTGGTCTTTGGCACCATCGACACGTTCCCGAACGACCACGCCTGGCGCCCGAGGTAGGTCAGCGTCTGCGGATAGACCGACTGCTGAACGATCGTCAGAACGTTCTGATCTTGCGTGAACGTCAGCTGTCTTAAAACCGCGCTCGGCCAGGGCGTCTGGTACGTGATCACGCGCTGGGTGACGAGGCTCGCCTGCCCGCTCGAGAAGATCCCGAAGCTTGACGAATTAAACGACACCGTCGCCTGAAAAGCGGACGGCACCGCGGTCACGGTCGCCGCCTGATTGGTGACGCTCCCGCCTGATCCAACGAGCGTGAACGTGATGTTGTCGCCGACCACGAAGCCGAACGCCTGCGCTCCGATCAAGGTCGTCGTCGTCGTTCCGTTCGCGATGTAGCCCGTGAGCGAAACCGCCTGGCTTAAGATCGGCTGACCCTGGTCGAGGATCCGTAAGTAGTTGTTCCCGAACTCGAGCAGGTACTCGTACCCGTTTTGCGTCGTGAACTTTTTCAAGCGCACGGTGTTCGTCGGATCCTGCGCGGTCGCGCAGTATTTGGTGCCCGGTCTATTGTAGGCACCGCCCGTCCGGCCGACGAAGAAGTTTCGCATCGTGCGGACGCCCGTGCCGTACTTGGCCAAGTCTACGCGGCCGTACAGCGCCGGCGCGATCTCGCCGCCCGAAAAAGCCCGCTCGTAAAAGTTCATCGCCCGCTCACCACGACGTGCCGCCGCTCTCGCGAACGAGGATGAACTCGGAATCGAGGGACTCGCCAAACTCCACTTCGTTGAGCGCGTTCGCGCGCGCGAGGCTCACCGCCTCTAGATACTTCGTCTCCATCTGGGGCCCGAGCTTGAACGGATCACCGCCCGTCACCCGGGCTGCGCAAAGCCACGCGAGCTTGAAGCTTAAAGCCATCACGAAGTCGTCGGTGAATAGGCTCGTGCCGACTTGGAATTGCGTGTACTCGATCTGCGCATTCGGCATATCGGTCAGAATCAGCGGTCCGCTCGCGTCGCTCGAGAGCGTGAACGGAACCCGCGTGTAGAGGTTATCCATCCGCGACCCGCTCGAGATCCGGCGCACGGTCACGCAGTCGCTCGGCACGCGGTAGGCGTAGAGGTACGCGGGCCTTTGGTTATAGTAGCCTTGATTCGTGGGGTAGGTCGTGACCAACGCCAGGTTCTGGTACGCGGTCGCAAACGGCCAGGCAAAATCTCTCAACACCGAACCGATGGCGATCGGCAAAAACACGCGCGCGGCGTTCGCCTGCGGTGACTGCTCGCTCGTCACGTCCTGGATGCTCTGGCCCTGCATGAGGTGACTCATGGCCAGGTTCGCGATGTCGGTCGTCGTGTACTGGTTCAAAAGACCCTCCCCACCAAACAAGGGCCGGGAGGTTCACCCCCCCGGCTCTCTTAGGACATTGACCTAATAAGATCTAATATTAGGCCGACGGGCTAACATCTAAATGACGTCTTTGCCCTTCTTCGCGGCTTTCACTTTATCGGGATCCTGCTCGCCCCCGTGCGCCATCACGACATCGGTCATGGTCTTCCGATTGTCGTCGACGTTCGGGTTCAGCACGCGGTTCGGGTCTTCCTTGCCGTCCGCCGACTGGTTTGCACCAGGCTTCGGAACCGACTTCGGAACCGAGCCGTCGACCGTCTCCATCCACTCGGATGCAAACTGATCGTCGGCCGAAACCTTGCGCTTCTTTCCCTTGTCGTCGGTGTCGTAGTACGGGACGAGATCGAAAACTTCGCCGGGGTGACGGATCTGGTGATCGTAGTAACCCTTTGCGATCGCTCTTACTTTCATAAATCAACCTTCCTTATTGGATTGGTGAGTTGTCTTTGTAAGTCCGGACGCGGTCGACGAAGTGGATCGGCTCGATGTACGCGTTGAACGTGATCGAGGGCGAGGTGCCGCCCAGGGTCAGGTTCAGGCGGACGTACCGCTGGATCGTGGTCAAAGCCGGAATGGCGATGAGCCCCTTCTTGCCCGCGACCAGATCCGTCGACTGCAGGGTGATCGTCGACAGCGTGGTCAAGTTGACCGAGAACGCCGTGTCGTCGGCCGCCTGCAATTGAATCTGGTACGTACCGCCCGAAGCCGGCGCCGTCGGAAGATTGAAAAATACGGCCATGCCTTCGCCGTCGGTGATGTTCCGGTTCTGGAACGCGCCGAGGTCGACGATGTTATTGGACGCGCCCGACGCAGACAGGGTCTGCGCGGAGGCCAGTTGAAGTTGTGCGTCGACTATCACTGTAAAGTCTCCTGTAAAGTTTGAAAGTTTAGTTTGGTAACAGATTGGTCATGCCGCCGAAAGGTTACAAGCACCATGGCCTTCACTCCACTCCCGAATGGCAGTCGTGGAAAGCTATGCGATCGCGTTGCAACAATCCGGGTAATGTTTCGTTTTATAGGTACGGCGGCCGAGGCATTTCGATTTGCAGCCGGTGGGACGATTTTAAAACGTTCCTTGCCGACATGGGACCGAGGCCATCGAAGAACCATACCTTGGACCGGATCGACACCGATGGCGACTACACGCCGGCCAATTGCCGCTGGTCCTCGTCGCGCGTTCAATCGAGAAACCGCACATCCAACCGCCTGCTCACGCATTTGGGTCGTACAATGACAGTCACCGATTGGGAAACCGAATTGGGCTTCCCACGCAACACCCTTTTCAACAGAACAAAAGCGGGTTGGACGGTCGAGCAAATGCTGACCACTCCCGTTGGCGTTCGTCGAAGAAGGTAAACGAAAGTCATTCATCAAACTACTCTGGCCTCAGTCTCTAAGAGCTGATCGACCAGGCGAACGGGCACGCCGCGGAACGCGTACTCCATCATTCCGTCGACGTCGCGGTAGCTCAACTGACCGCCGGTCAAAACGTCGTTGCGGCGCTGGATGTCCAAGAACTCCATTGCGGTCCGACCCATGTAGAACACCGGGGTACCGAGGCGCAGGTTCTGCACGCGGTGCAAAGCCTTGATCATCAGCTGCGTGATCATGGCCTGCGAACCCGTGTTCGCGACCAAGTTCGGCACGTCGATGTTGGCGATCCGGACCACGTAGCGCCAGTCCTTCAGAGCCAGACCGGCCTTCCACTGCCAGCGGTCGCGGTAAACACGCATGCGCGCGCCACCCAGGCCCGCCACGGTCTCGGCGGTCTCTTCGCCCAGATCTTCGTGCAGGATGCCGGCCTGGCTTCCCTTCGGGAAGATGCCCGCCACGGTCTGCGCGCCCCACACGACGAGCCAGATCGACAGGTTCGTCGAACCGGTGCCGCCGCCGTCGAGGACGTTCTTCGCGTTCGGAGCGACCGTTTTGTTGACGGTCGAGTAGCGCGGAGCAAAGCCCGTGAAGGTCTCCGGCGCGATCGCCGAGTTTCCGTAGAAGAGCGTCTGCGCCATCATCTGGTTCATCGACTCGATGAAGGACTGAGCTTCGCTCAAGCGGAACGCCGAGGTGTTGCCGTTCAGCATGGCCAAGTCTTTATCGACTTCCGACCAGGCCTCGAGCATGCCGGCCTGTTCGTCCACTTGCGCGGTGGTCGACTTCGACGGCTGGACACCTTGGTTCAACAAGCGCCAGGCTACGCTCGGCAGCCCCGTGCGCATCGTGATGCGGTGACCGGTGGGGAGGTTACCCTCCATGAACAGCATGTCTTTCAAGATCTCGTTCGTCTGCGAGAGCATCTCGACGATGCGCGGGATCTTTCCGTCGGGGTCGGTGCGCTTCGCCCACTCGACTAGGGTCGCGACGGTGTTTCCAATAACGGCCATGTTTACTCCTCAATAAAAGGTTTTATGTTACTTTCTTCTGCTGGTCGTTGCGCCGTAGAGCAGGTCCTCGGTCGCGATCGGCGACGGCGAACTCGTGCCCGGCATGATGACCTGGTCGTTTGCGGAGCGCGCGGCTAAGTCTAGAACGAACTTCATGAACAAACGGTTGTTGCCGTAGCCCGTGCGGGTCAGTTCTTGCCTCAGCTCCGGCGCCATGTGCTTGTCTAAAAACCGCTTCGCGGTGTCGACGTTTCGCTCTAGGTTCTGGCCCCCGATCTCGCGATCGTTCTTCGTCTCCTCGAGCCACATGTCGCTGCGCTCTTTCATGGCGGCCTTCACGTCCTCGTCCTGATTCTTCACCAGATTCGCGGCTTCTTCCTGAGTCAGCTTGTTCGTCTTTGCGTAAGACTGCAGGCGCTCGAGAGATCGCTTATCCAGGAATGTGTCCTCGGGCAGCTTGAGGTCGTACGTCTCGGGCACGATGCGCTCTTGAGCCGGGGCTTCGGATTTCGGTGCGTTCGGGTCTGACGGCGTGGCCTTGTCGTCCGGCTGCGCGTTCGGCGCGGGGTTCGCTTCTGTCGGAGTAGCTACGTCCGAAGTCGGCGGCGCCGCGGGCTTTTGCTCAGTCGGGGTCACGTCTCCAAACGTCGGCGGAGGTGTAGCTTGCGCCGGCGCGTTTTGGATCTCGTCTGCCATGATCAAATATCCTTCCTGTTTTCGGTCATCATATCAAAATAAAATTGCTCGCCGGCCTCTTCGAGCACGAGCTTCATCAGCCAGTGCCCGAAATCTTGCTTGCCGGCCAGGTAGTGAATCTCGGCCGAGGACCTCCAGATCGAGCGAAAGATGCCCGCCTCGTCGAGGATACGCCAGAACAGCCGGCGGCCCTCCGGCATCGAGAGCACCTTGATCAGGTCGCGCTGCTGCTCGGTCAGCTTGAGCTCGACCTTTCGCTCGGCGTCTTGCACCTGGCTTCGGTCGGACGCGTTCGTGACGAGCGGCTTCATCGCCGGTTCTTTCGGTAATTGTCGATCGCGTCAGAGAGCGTCGTCGCCCACGCGAGCGCCAGAAACGCCGGCCACGTGAACGTCAAAACGACGCACGCGAGCCTTGGCTTCTGGCTCACCTGCTTGATGTCCGAGTAGTAGGCCAGGACCGAGCACGCCCCCATGGCCAGGTAAATGAGCGCGTACCTCACTGGATCGCCCCCGCGTTCGTCTGCGCCATCAAAGACGTCAGCGCGTTGTTGCCGTTCAGGTCGGTTTGGCTCAGCGCCTTCGCGCTCTGCGCAGCCTGGGCCAGCTGCTGCTGGCGCTGCTCCGCGGCCTGGGCTTGAGCTTGCGCATCCTTCATCGCCTGGACCTGTTCGTCGGAGCGGATGATGCCGGCGCGCATGCTCGTGATGTCGCCGTAGACGTCGACGAGCTCCATCGTGTCGACCTTCATCAGGACCGACTGGTCGAACTGCGCGAGGTTTCCGACGTAGGACGTGAACCGCTCGACCGCGGTCAGGCCCGCGAGCTTCTGCGCCTGCTGCATGATCGAGATGAACTCGACCCTTAAGGCTTTGCCGGCGAGCTCTTCCGGGATGTCGTCGATCATTCCGCGCTCGATCATGAAATTGAAGGTCACGTCGATCAGCGGATCGAGGAGGTCTTGGTTCACCTGTTCGAGAACTGGACCAAGGGCCAGGAGCTTCTCCTCGTGGCGCTCGTCGATTTCGCGCGCGGTGATCTGGCGGCGGTCCGATTCGGAGAGCATCAGGAATAGGTCCTCGAAGAAGCCGCGGCTGATGCGCTGCCTGATCTGCTGCTGCTTAGCCTCGAGTTCGTTTATGCGCGGCTCGACCTGGAACGCGGGCCGGAAGCCCTGCTGACCGCTGCGTTCATCAACGTAGGTGATCTTTCCGGGTATAATGGAGGCAGCCGCGGACTTGAGCGATGGGGGGCCGACCATGGGGGGTCTGACGAGGAGTTCGATCGCTTGAGCGATCCGCTTCTCACCGAGCTGCAATTGAAGGATATCGCCAAGCATGTCCATACCCGGGCAGCTCGACGCGTAAACGTCTTCACCGGTCGTCTCCCAACGGGGAGCCAGGACCGGAAAGTAGTCATAGCCCGACTCGCGCAGGAAACGATCGTCCTTCAGGTCGTGCGGGCCGTCGGCCTCGCTCCCCATCTCCATATAAGTTGATCTGAAGCGTTTGAATTTAGCATCGAGTTTACGCTCGTCGAAGAACTCATTGGGCGTGATCGCGTGAATGACGTTGATCATCACCTCGAGCTCGCCCAGCTCGAAGTGATTGCGCACGCGCGTCGAGAATTTGGACCAGTCGATCTTCTGGCGCAGCGGTTTTCGGTCGAAGGTCGAGTCGAAATCCTGACCCGACTGATCATCGTCGCCGTCCCGGTCCTGGTCTTTCGGCATCCCGAAGCGTTGGATGAGCTGCCTGACCGACATCTGGAACTCGCGCATGAATACTTCGACCTTGTTCACTTCGCTCAAGCCCAGGACGTAGGACCCGATCGGCACCGCGTACCCGCGCAAGACCCGGTCGTAGTCTTCCTCGATGATCATGCAGGCGGTGCCGAAGATCCCGAGGTCGCCGTAAATGATCGGCAGGATGTTGTAGAGGTTCGAGCGCAGGAAGACCGAGTTCATGCGGTCGGTCGTCTTGTCGAGCCACGCCTTGACGGGGCCGGCCTGGATCTCGTCGTCGCCCGCGAGGGTGAGTCTGAACCAGGGTCTGGCCGGGCTCGTGATGCCGGACATCATGCCGGAGCGAAGCGTGCGCGCGGCGAGGACCGGCGAGCAGTCGACGATCTTCTGGTTCCGGCGGTCGCCGCGGTTCACGTCCTCGGTGTACCAGCGCCCGCGCCGTGGCGCGAGGTTGTCGGCGATCGTCTCCCAATGCGCGAGGTAGCTCGAGCGCGTGAGCTTCAGCTGGTCGAAGAGTCTCAGCAGGCGCTGGCGTCTGGACTCCCCGCCGAACGTGGCAGATCTGGCGCCGGCCGATGAACGGGCGGCCATTTTAAGAACCGATCAGGGAATTGTTCCCCGGGGTCGAGGGTTGGGTGACGGCCGGGCCGGTGGTGGCGCCGAGGAGGGACGGGGCGGCCGGTTGACCAGACACGCCGACCACGCGGTTTCGTTGCGCGGTGCGGGCGGCGTTGGCCGCGCGCTGGTTCGTGGCCACGCCGTCGGCTTGATTCTGCGCCGCGATCGCCTTGTCGGCGTCGGAGTTGGCCGCGTTCAAGGCCTGGTTTGAGCGCCGGGTGGACTGGTTCTGCTGCTCGATGGTGTTGACGAGTGATGCCGCGCCGACCGTTGCGCCGACGACCGCCGCTGTAACTGCTGCCACGTTCATGCCCCTCCTGGATGGGTTTCTAAAAGGTAGGATGTCTCCATCAGTCTGAACCCGCGCTTCTCGAGCGTCCAGGCTTTGACGGGGGACTTGGCCTCGACCGTCATCGTGATCCAGTCGCAATGCTTGCGACCCCAGTCCACGTACTCCTTGAAGAGCTCGTGCGCGACCCGGCTTAAGCGCCGGCCGGGGGTCACCCACCACAGGCACTCGCTCAAGATGATGATGTCGGGGTTGAAGTGGTGCTCGGCCACGAAGCCGCAGATGAAGCCCGTGATGATCCCGCCCTCGTCCGCCACCAAGAACAGGTGCTTCTCGATCAGGCGCCGGACTACCGCGAAGGCTTTCTCTTCGTCGCTCGGGAACAGGGCCAGCCTGGTTCCGTAGCTCTTCGCGAACTGGCGCAGTTCAAGTAACAGCGCCGTAATGTCGTCGACGTTGGCTCGTCTGATCAAAATTTCACCCCGTGAAGTCGGAGTGTATAGATAGTTCAGCGATGCCGCAAATTGCAGGATGACGTTTCGTTTCGGTGCCGCGCGGCAAAGAGATGTGGTTTAAGGGTTGGCGAACGTGAGGCGTAAAAGCTGATCCGTATCTTTGCCGCGATGGCCGTTGCAACGGGATGTCGTCGACCGGGGATACGCGCACAACCACCTTTGGTGGTCTGCAAGGGTCTGGACTACGCACTCAATTACCTGAAGTGTACAGTGGGGTTGGCCACCACAATTGGGTTCCGGCGTCGCGTCCGGTCGCGTTCACTTTGATTGCTTATTTTGAACGTGGTTCTCGAAAAACTGTGTGTTTGGAACCGAGGGAGACTACCTCGTAAGTCGTCGATCTCGTCTTTGGGTCGTGCAGCGAGTAGGGGCCACGTTCGCTTTTATGGCCGGTTCAAAGCGTGAGGTAACTTAGTAGGCGTGGGGTCGGACCGAACACGCTCGAACACTGATGCACGCCGCCCGACCTTGCACGCATGGTAGGGCGCTCAAAAGACCGTTTGATGCCGTCTCGCGAGGGAGGGCTAGTACAGCGGAATAATGAGCCCTGGTTACGCGGGGGGAACTGGCCGCCTTTTACTTTGGTTTTTGAACGCGGAGCGCGTGAAAGCTGTGGTGGTGACATCGCGAAAGCGAGTTTTCTCGATCCGCTGGAGCACGCGGGCCTGAGGTACGGCCGCCCTTTCCGAGAAGGTACCTTGCCCGGCGCCGGGTACAGAGAGGGTGTCAGAGTCGCGTCTGGCTCGCGTTCGCTTTTGATATATTCTGATATAAAATCTTAAAATTCTGGAGACCAATTGACCGACCTTCTCACGGCCGCCGCGCTGTACTTCTCGACGTCGTGCGAACGCTACCTCGTCGCCCCCGACCCCACCGCCCTCGAGCAGGTGCCGGACGAGGACCTGACCCAGGCCGCGCTCGTCACCAAGGCGCGCCTTTACCTGTACGACCACCCGCTCGACCGCGTGGTGCTGAGGCTGCTCGAGCAAGAGCAAGAGACGCGCGCGATCATTGATGGTGCGCCCTGACCAGATCGTTCACCCGCGCCCGGCTCTCGAGCTCGGCCTCGATGCTCTTCAGCCTCCGCCACCCCGCGGCGTCGAGCCGGTGCCACTTGGCCTTGATCTCGAGCTGCGCGGCCTCGCGCGACAGGAACTCGTCCGACTCGCCGTCGAAGCAGTCCACCACGAGGTACCGCGCGCACAAATCACTGAACACCCCGGCCTGCGCGGGCTGGAGCAGGAACACAAATAGAAATGCCATTCGAGACCCGAACCTAGCAGGTGGTGCCAATCCGGGTAAATATATAGACTTTACGACTTGGCGTGTAAGACTTTAGGACCAGCGCCAGGGCGGGGCTTTCGAGCGGAGGCTGACGCCCATCTTGCGCAAGTGATTGCGAACGGTGTTGCGGCTGAGGTCGAGCGCGAGCGAGATGCTGATCAGCGAGTCGCCTTTCTCGTAGCGGGCCTTCATGTCGGACTTCATTTCTTCGGTGACGGGGCTCGTTCGCCCGAGCTTCTTTGGTTCGGTCACTTCTCTCTCTGTCCTAATTTCCAAGATTTCCAATATGAGCCGTTGTGCTTCTTCGCGCACGGCCGACAGCGGTGGCATCGTTTCGGGAAATAAGTTTCAAACGGGGCGGCGCAAACGTCACACAATTTCGCATATCTAGGGCGCGTTACCCATGAGTCGGAGCAGTGGTCGGAACAATGTTTGCGGAACTCGACCAGAGCCAAATTATCTAACCTATTGTCGAACGTGTTGTGATTGAGGTGATGAACGACGTAACCTTCAGGAATTGCGCCGTGCGCGTCGATCCAAACCTGACGATGAAGCAAGCGTTCCAACCGCGCGCCCGCCTTCGCAGACACCCGCTTGAAATTGTTCAAATGGTAGTATTTGCGATCGGTCTGAATGCGGTAGGCGCGGCCGTTGTAGTCGATTTGCTCCGGGTGTTCCACACCTAGTCATCTATCAAAAGCCATGCTCTTTTGAGAAGGGGTTATAGTCGGACAGCTCGTCCGGACGCGCCAGATGCTGCAGCGCACGCGGGAGCACCGAGCCCGCCGGCTGCTCCTCGTAAAAAAATGTCAGACACAAGCCGTCTGCGTGATCGGGGCTGAAGCCGAGTCGCTTCTTGATCAGCTCCTTTGGCTCGAGCTGGAACTTGCCCTGATTGAACGTGTAGGTCGGGGTCGTGAGCTCCTTCTTCATGACGGTCAGGTCGCCGGGGATCGCGCCCCCGCGCTTCACCCACTCCGCCATCCGCCACCACATCTCGGCCCGACAGTTCAGAAACTTTGCTTCCTGCGCGGCCCCGCTGAAGTTGACCGGCACGGGGGCGTGCCCGGCCTGGATCAGGCTATCGACCACGCCCGAGCCAAAGCCCCCGGTGTCGTCGACGAACTCGAGCTCGGACTCCCACTTCGATTTGGCGAGCGCCACGCGGGCCGCGATCTCGTTACTGCGCGCGCCCCGCATCTCGACGGGGTTGAAGGCTTGGAGACCCTGGCGCGGGAAGATGACTGTCGAGTCGAGGCCAAAGCGGGCGACGTCGATGCCGAGGCGCTTTTGCGAATGCGCCAGATCGGGGTCACGGTAGAATCGATTCATGGCGCGCTCGACCTCGTCGAGGCTCAAGAGCGCATTGACGGCCGAGTCCGGAAACTCTCCCAATATCGTGGCTTTAACCCAAGCGTTCCCGCGCGTGTACTTGGCGATCATCGCGCGCGCGTGGTCGATGTCGACCCGACTCGACCGCTTCGGATCGTCGGGGTCGGCCGTGATCGTGATGACCTTCTGGTCTTCGGCGCGCGCGGACGCGTAAAGGAGCCCATCGGTCGAAGTCGGGTTTCCGGCCTGGATGATCAGCGCGTCGCGCACGCCGCCCGTGAAGATCTGCTCGGCCTTCTGGCCCAGCGCCACGGGGCCCGCGCCGGTCTCGTCGAGCAGGATGAACGGGAACTCGCTGTGGAGACCGGACAGGCTCGTGCCGATCGTCTCGGCGTTCGCGTTCTTCGGGTAGGACCGGGCCGCCAGGAACCAGGTCTCGCCGTGCTGGGTGGCGTAGATGCGGCGCTGGGTCCAGGTGAAGGCGCTCATGAGGAAAGGCGACCGCTGCTGCCACTTGCTCAGCTCGGCCCAGAGATTGTCCTGCAGGTTCGTGAACCCTTCGCAGGAGAGCGCGGCCCCTTTGGGGTGCTGCCCGGGACGCGCAAAGCAGGTGAGCCTATGCCACCCCGCCCAGGCCAGGAGCGCGGATTTGCCGACGCCGGTCGCGGCCTTGAGGCAGACGCGCCGGTACGGGTCGTAGTCGCCGCCGATCGCCCGCAGGGCATCGACCTGCCACGGTTCGATCTCGGGGTTGAAGTTGTCGAGGACGTAGCTGACGGGGTCGGTGCGCCAGCGCCGGATCTTCTGCGCGGCCTTGGTCACTCGCGGGCCTTGATTGCCACCCTCAGCCGTTTCCTGACCTTGAGGCACCGTTCACACGTCACGCCCTCCCAAACGTCCACGCCCGCGTGCACGAAGTAGCCGCCCTTGGCGGGCTGAATGCCGCAGGCACTTTTGCAGTTGGGGTAGTCGGTGATCATGAGGTGGTGAACCTTCAACCCTACTCCGCCACCACGTCGATCGTGAGCCCGTCGTGGCCTTTGACCGATCCGGTCAGGTGCGCGCTCAGGAACCTAACTTTCTTGCCCGTGGTGTCGATGTAGCCGAGTCCCTTCAGATTGACCTCCGGCCCCACGATTGCGATGTGGACTACAGCGTGCTTGCCTACGCCATCCAAAACCAAATGAACGTAGCCAAAATTCCAGCGCGGCTGCAGGTTGGCGCAATCCAGGTGCTTCGGGTCGATCTGCGTCGTCACATCAAAGTCGAGCTTTCGCGACAGAAAGTCTGTCAAACCTGCGCGCACTGAGCCCGCCGCGCGCAGCGTACCGGTGTCGGACGCTTGAATCGTGGCTGAGCCCCCGCGGATCAATCCGTTGGCCAGGACCTTAACTTTCTGTTCGATCATCTTCGGCCTCCTTCAATTTGGTGGTCAGGCTCTTTCTTTGGACGAGCTGGCCGTCGGCCTGGATGGCGAGCCTCACGAACTTGCCGCGCACGTCCGAGATCTGAATGAAGATATCAGTCCCGACGTGCAGCCACTCGCCTTTTTTGAGCGTCAGTACCAGCATCCTATTCGTCCTCGTCTTCGTCCGGAGCTTCGATCTGCGCCGGGTCCGCGTCGCGCGGTTCGCCGGCTTGCGCGACCAGGCTCTCGAGCGTGTGCTTCACGTTCACGTCGACCGAGTCGCTGAACATCTTCAGGTTCTTTCCGAGCAACTCGTTGGCGCGGACGCGATCGTAGAACTTCACGGTCACGATCTCGGCCGCCTTGGTCTTGTCCCGGCCCTGGCCATCCCACTCTTCCCGCACCGTGATCTCCTTGATGCAGCGCCTCACGTCGAGCGGGATGTCGTGGATCTTCATGACGTGATTGAGCTCGCTGAAGCATTCGGCCGGGTCGACCGTCGCCAGATCGTCGAGCCGATTGATCACCGTCTCGGCCACGATCTTTCGTTTCGAAAGGTGCCTGTTCAGCTCACGCCTCACCGCGTTACGGATATGAACAATTCTGAGGAGACGGTAGGCGGTCTCGGCCGCGCCGTTTTCGGTGTAGCCCGCACGTATGGCGGCCTGCGTCCCGTTTTGATCAATGGCGTACTCGTGCACGAACTTCTCCTGAAGCGGCGTGAGTTTAAGCTTTGGTCGCTTGGCCATTTGCGAAGTGTACCCTACCCGCCGTTCATGCGGATCGTGATGTCGGCAATCTCGCCCTTTAGACGCTTCACCGTGCTGCGAAGCCGGCTGATCTGTCGCAAGGCGTCGGTCAGTTCGGCGAGCGTGGTCTCGTAGAGAGATTTGAAGTGGTCGGCGCGCTCAAGTGGATCGGCCGGAATGACCTTTGGTTCGGGGTTCAAAAGCGCCTCCTGCCGAAGAACTTGGCCTTTCGCTGCCGCGCCATCTCTTCGCATACTGCTGAACACGTGTTCCAGAGCAGCTGCACGTCGAGCGGGATCGTAACGACCCACCACGACCAGTTGATCACGTGCGTCAGTTTTAGAACGAGGAAGATGTAGAACAGGACTGCGGCAGGGGTCATGCGTCTCCAAGGGGTGTTACCTCACCGGTCTGATCATCGAAGCGAAAGGACGGGGTGCCGGCGCGGTTTTTGTACACGTCCTTCGCGGCCACCTCGTCGAGGAACACCATGACCGCCACCTTCTCCGACTCGGACCAAGCCTCCTCCATCACCGCGAGGCTGACGATCGGGCGCATTGTCTCGTCAATGCGGAGCGCCACGTAGGGGTCGACGCTTCCAAGCTTGGACCGGGCGTTTTCGAGCAGCTTGATCAGGATGGACAGTTTCATTTTACGCCGTCCTCCCGGTTCTCGACCAAAGTGCCGTCGTCCAGCGTCGTTTTCAGGTAGCGCAGGCCATCGTGTTTTTTGAGGTCCGCGTGAACGTCTTCAGTCACGAGCCAAAATACGAGCGGGCCGGAGTCGTCGAAGTAGGCCGCGGTCACGGCCTGGCCCTCGTCCGCCGACGTCGCGACACCGATGCGGATTTGCTCGTGGTCGGCACCCGGTCCGAGGCGCTGCTCGAGGTCGGCGAGCACGGTCTTTAAGGTTTTGAGCGTCACTTCTGATGATCCTCGTTTGGGGTAGGCTCGACCACGAAGTTCTTCTTGATCGAGGCTTTGACCCACTCGAGAACTTCGTCGCCCTTGGCCAGAAGCATGCGCTCAACCGGGCGCTGGCCTTCAAAATTCGGGTTCGGGGTGTGGATCCAGGCCGCGATCTCGTCGGCGTCCCTGAGGACGGTTCCGAGGGCTTGAATGATTTCGCAAAAAGTGGGGTTCAGGATGAACTCGAGAGTCTCGAGCGTCTTCTTGGGCAGCCTGATTTCCGGGTCAAAGTTCATTTCAACCTCTCTCATCGTTTAGGGTTTTGGTTCTGGCTTAAGGTCGGGTTTCAAGTCAACCGCCTGGTCGTGGAGGCGGACGGTCTCGGTAAACATTTTGCTCAAGAGCGCGATCGTGTACCCAGTGTCGTGGCTGATGCGGATCAGATTCAGCGCGCGGTCGATCGCCGCGCGGTACGCATTGGTGGCTTGCCGCGCAATGTCGCGCTCGTTCTCGAGCTTTACGCTCGACTCGTACCAGTCCCCGCACGCCGGGCATAGGTTCATGTCCGTCAAACCTTCGTCGTCAGACAGCGTCGACACTTCGAGCCTACTTCTTCTTTTTGCCCGTCACGAACCCGTACGCTTTTCCGATCCCCTTTAGGGCGAGGGTCGCAAGTGGCCCGAGAACGCGCGAGGTTGAATGCACAGCGAAGTCGTTCACTTTTTTGACCGTGTGTATGCCCTCCGCGACGGACGTCTCGGCGGCGCTCCTGGCGTCCTTCAGGTCGGTCCAGGGCGAAGCTGGCTTGAGCGGCGCGGCCTGCTCGTCAGGTCCGCTCAGATTTTGGTCTTCGTCGTGCGTCATGGTTACTCCCATATCCTGGAAAAGAAGGTGGTGAGGACGATCCGGCCCGTGTGTTCGTTGTGGCCAAAGCCCTCGGACGGTTCGGCCGAGTGCCAAAGCTTCGAGTCGTGAAGGAGCGCGCGGTTGAATTTGGCCGGCACGAAGTGGGTGCGCACCCAGGCCGAGGGCCTCGCGCAGGATTTGTAGAAGTGACTCCGCTCGTCCGTCTTCACGTGGTTCGGGAACTGATCGCCGAACTCCTGGTGTCGCCAAAACTGCGTGCCCGAACGGTCGACCTGGCGGCGGTCCATGTAGACGTGGAGCGAGTATTCGCCCATCACGTGGTCGGTGTGGATCTCGGACGGGGGCGTCTGCCTGGTCATGACCCGCGCGAACATGTAGTTGATCTCGATCTCTTTCGGAGTCCCGTCCGGGCTCAGGTGGCCAACGAGGTAAGGAAGGCTGCGCGAGATGGCCAGAAATGTCATGGGGTCGATGTTCAGCGCGATGCCCTCGTAGAGCACGCCGTCCGCGTCGTTCACGACGGAATTGAACTCGCCGTAAAGATCGAGCCTCCGGAACAAACACTCTTCGGGCAGAAAGTTGTCGTACACGGCCAGGACGGGATTCATCAGTCGAGGTCTCCTTTGGTCCCGGGCGTCTGCCGGGTTTCGAAAAATCCCTCGAACTCGGGGTGCTCGAGGGCGAGGAGCCGAGAGTAGCAGCTGCGGTAGTTGTTGTTCAGCTTGAAATCGTCGCCCTTCGTCTCGACCGTCAGGTGCCAGCGGATCCGCTCGAAGATCGCCACGACCGAGTAGCGGGACCGCCCGGCCTCGCGCACCTGTCTCGCGAAGCGCACGATCAACGGAAAGATGTGCGGGTTCGCCTCGTGGTACGCCCAGAACGCGCGCACGATCTTCGGACTCAAATCCTTGAACGCCGGGTGGTCTTCGATGAACGAGAATTGAAGCTGCTTCAAAGCGTCTCTTCGTCGGCCGCGAACGGTGGGCGAACCTCCACCCAGCCGGGCGAGAACTCCCTGATCGAGTAACGCCAAAGACTTCCGTCACTGCAGGTCGCCAAAATTATTGGGTCAACGTCGTCGAGGGCCGGCACGAACGTTGTCGACACGATCTCTCGGTACTTCGTTTTTTTTTGAATCGGCGCAGGCTCGGCCGGACCGCCCGCGCGCCACGCCTCCGGACCCTTCGCCGGAAGCCAAACGCCAACCTTATTGCGGAACCACAGCTGACCGAGATCATCGACCGCGTACAGGCTCTCGTTCTTTTCATCGTACGCGATCGACACGAGCTTCGAGTTCATTTCGCACCTTCTTTTGTTTCGGCCTCGTATTCGGCAACAGCCCGGTGGTGCCAGCAGTCGCATCCAGAAAAATGGTCCTCTATCAAATCTTTCAGCGCATAAACCACCTTCGCGGACCGGGCGCGTTCGGCATTGATCGCAGCAATGCCCACCACCTCCACCCACTCGTGATCTTTCAACGCTGCACTCGGCTTGAAGGTTTGAAAAACGGCGCCCTGATTTTCTAGTGATTTAAATTGGCCGACCGGGCAATTGTGGCGAATTGGCTTTTGAATGAACCAGCGGCAAAAGGTTTCAGTCACGGCTGACCTCGTCTTCGGCGATGGCCTGCTTTGCAAGGTGCCGCAATTGATGGTCGGTTTCCCAGCGTGCCATTCTTTCCAGTCGTTTGATCAGCTTTGCGGACCGAGCGCGTTCGGCAATTAGTTTACGGTCGAGATACTCCCACTCGCCCTGCGCATCCATCATCTCAGCGCGTTTCGCCTCGCACGCGGCGGCGTAGCCCCTCACGAATATTCGCTTTCCAAATTCAAAGCCCGAATCACTGCTCAGGTCTTTACCTAAACGGTTCATCTCTTCCCAAAACGTTGGTTCGGCCAACCGTTCGGCCTCGCGGCGCTCTTTCTCAGTCACGGCTAGCCTCGTGTTCCCTAAGCGCAGCAGTCAGCTTCGGATACGCCGTATGCTTGATCTTGTAGTGATCAACGTCGGGATCGTAAACGAGCGCGAACCGTATTGCGTGTTCAAGGTTGGTGGACCGAGTGCGTTCGGCTTTGAGTTGCTGCTCCAAACGCTTCGCCTTCTCGTGCTGAAAATTGAAATCGTCGGAGTAGTTCGCTTTGCGCTCGTCATCCAGTTCGGCCTGGAGCTTCGCGGACCGGGCGCGTTCGGCGATTAGTTTACGGTCGAGATACTCCCACTCGCCCTGCGCCTCCATCATCTCCGCTCGCTTCGTCTCGCACGCGGCGATGTAGCCGTTCATTGTTGCGTAGTAGGCTCGAATGCTGACCCATTCCTTTTCCGACGGAAAACCAGGTGTTAATTCATAAGCCTTATCGGCCTCAGCGTTAGCAAACCGCTCAGCCTCTTTGCGCTCCTCGTCAGTCACGGCTGGCCTCGTGTTCGGCGATGGCTTTGCGCGCTTTATTGCCACCGTCTTGGAGGAGCGGCAGGTCGGCTGGATCTTGAAAATAGTCACTGTCTCCAGTGAGGCACGTCGGCACATCCTCCCCTTTATGCTTCAACACGCAGCTCATGGCCTCGGGACTCGCGTAAAATTTAAGAGCCTCTAATAGTTTCGCGGACCGGACGCGCTCAGCAATTTCTTTACCGCAAATTTGATTGTATTTGGCGCTGAGTTTTCTCCACGCATCATTACCTATCTTCATTTCCTTGGACTTCGCTTCGCACGCGGCGGCGTAGCCTTTTTCAAAAGCAGCGCGAGCACACGCATTGTACGGGCTCATACGATGATTTTCTTTATCCGCCGCAATTTCGGCCAACCGCTCGGCCTCGCGACGCTCTTCGTCCGTCATTCCTTCACCCTCTCCCGCGCCTGCTCGAGCACGTAGATCTGCTCGTAGCGTTCGTTGATGCTCGACCACAGGCTTACGAACCGCTCCGAATTTGCTTCGACGTCGTCCCTCAAAAGCTCGACTTCAAGCAATCTGATTTCCCGCACGATCCGACCCTCCTCAGGGCAGGCCGCGCGCTCTTCGCGCGCCACGACGGCGATCGCGCGCTCGAGAGACTTCTGCCGCCGGTCCTCATCCATCACCCACGCCTGGATCCAGAGCTCGGGCGCTTTCCTGTTCACGATCTCTTCGAACTCAGTCCCGCGCACGATGTCGTAGGCTTTCTGCAAAATTTTAAATTTGCGCGAGTCCTTAAGCCACTCACGGTTCTTCTGGAACGCCATGACCACGATCGCCGCTATTTCGGCGCTTGGTTCGCCCGAACCAGTCCGGCTCCATTCCGGGAGCGTAGATTTCAAACTCTTTCTGGTTACTTGGTCCAAGGTCATAGTCGTCTCCGTACTGACCGGTGCGTGGGTTGAAGATCACTTTGGCGAGGCTTCTCGTCACGCCGCCGTTCTTTCGGTTCTTCGGCGTCCGCATGAACGTGATGAACCCGCGGCCTTGAGGATCCGGGCCGCCGCCCGCGATCGTGATCGCCTTCGTCGCGATCTTCGCGAGATCACTCGAGCCGTGAAACTCGTCGAGCCCCGGGACCAGCTCGTACGCGTTCCGGTCCCGCTTTCGCAAGTGCGCGACCAGGATCATCGGCACCTTGAACTGGTTCACGAGACTTCTCGCCGTCTTCGCGATTTCCTTCATGGCCTCGTTGTCGTTCTGCCCCGACCAATCGAAGTAGTGCACGTGGTCGACGATGATCAAGTCGGTCGTCGACGCGATCCTCGCGAACTGTTCTACGAGATGAGTCACGTTAAATTCATCTTGTTTGTAGTACGTGAACAAGTTTTCAAAAGCGCCCTCGCAGTACCGCTTCGCTTCGGCGTCGAGCCGGAGGAGCGTTGGCGAGGTGAGCACGTCACTTTCCCACTGGTCGTAAACGACCGGCTTCACGAGCGCGCGGGCCTGCGGGTCGTGGTAGTAGAGGTTTGCGAGGTGCGTGAACCGCATGCGCCGCTCGACCTCGTACTCGTCCGCCTCAAGCGCGAAGAAGTGCACGCGCTTTCCCTTCGAGATCACCGCCTCCGCGATCGTCGTGCAGAGCTGCGTTTTGCCGACGCCGCTCGGCGCGCCGAGGATGATCAGGTCGTCGGGCCGGATCCCGAGCAGCGCGTCGTCCAGGTAAGCCACCCCGAATGGGAGAAGCTTTCCCGCCATCTGGCGCCGGGCCGCTTCTTCGGCCGCCATGTTCTCGGACGCGGATTTAAAATCGCTCATGACCACGCCCTGTTCATCGCGCTATCGGCGTCAGCCTTGGCGCGGTCATCGTACTTTCCCTCGGCAATCTTCAGGTGAGACTCGGGCTGAAGTAACCAATCGAAGTCAGCGCGCCAACCCCGATCGTTCGCGCCTAAACAGAATGCAGACCTGGCGCACCGTTTTACAATTTCGACCCACTCGCCCGGACTGAGCTCGTTGAAGAGCTGCGCGCTCTTTCGGTTTCGAACCTTGTTCGTCCGCTTCACCTCGGGAAGCTTGCCCCGGTGCTCGTTCCAGATCAAAGCCAGCGACGGCAGGGCCGGCTCCGAAGGAGCCGAGGTCTTCGGTTCGGACTCTTCCGTTCGTTCGTTCGTTCGTTCGTTCGTAGGTGTAGGAGTGGCAACCGCGCGCGGTAGTTCACGGTAGTCTGCGGTAGTGATGATCCCGACCTCGATCAGATGATCAAGCGTGTCGATGATTTCTGCAGGAGAAACCTCAGCGATGTGAGCTAGTTGCGGGATATTGACGTCTGCGCAGCCGGAGTTGTCGCGGGACGCCTGACACAAAATCAGTACCCAAACGTACTTCTGCGCGGCGCTCAACCCGTAAAGCTTGGAATCGGTGCCGATGGAGTTGTCGAGCCTGAGCCAGGTGTAGGTTTGCTGCGCGCGCTTTGGGTTGTATTTTTCCCAGTTGGTCACGGTGATGCGGACGATCGACTTCATGAACGTACTACTCCCTTGCACGAAATTTCTATCGCGCGTGCGTTGTCTATTGTGATTTAGGGAGGTGTTCGATAGGTCTGACCCATCGGACATATCCCACGCTTTTGTCCGGTACAGGCCGCGGGTGCGGAAACACCCAAAGCCGATCCCTTCATAGGTCAACGCGCTTCGAAGTACACCTTGAAATTCCAATGTGCAGCGCCGCCCCAACCGGGGCCGGCGGGCTGTCGTCATCTAAACTGGTGGGGTTTCTTTATTGTTGCGCGGGCGCGCGCGGGCGTGAGAAGCAAAAGGTCAGTTGATCCCACATTTGTAGGGGTCGTCTGAGACCGGCAGCGTCCTTGAACCTCGCGGACCGGTGTCTGGCGGCCCCTACCTCCCTACTGACATTTTACCCGCTGATGCCGGCGTTGACCGGGGTCGCTGCAGCGTCCGGGCTCGGCACGGTCGGCACTTCGACCTCGACCGGGACTTCGTCGACCTTCGCAATCGCCTTCTCGAGGCGCGCGCTGTCGGCCTTCTGGTCGTCGATCTCGGCCTGAATCGCGGCCTTGTAGGCGTCGCGCTCGGCCGCAATCCCGTCCCGCTCCTTGCCGAGTGCGTCGACCTTCGCCTGCAGGTCGGCCAGCGCCTGCGGGTCGATGGTGCTGCCGCCGCCGGTGCTGTCCGCGCTACCCGCCGCGGGCGCCGACGCGTCACCGCCGCCGCTCGAGGCCGGCTGCTGCTCGAGCTTCTCGACGTCGCTCTGTAGACCTTGGAGTTCGGTGATCAGGCCCGCGATCTTTTCTGCTACTGCCATCTTCTGTCGTCCTGTTCTGACCCCGCGCGGGGGTCGGTTGGTTTGAAAGTCCAAACTACCTCAAGCCCAGTCCCTGGCGATGTGAAATAAAAGTAGGATGACGCCGAGGAGCGACACCCAGAGCCTGCCGCTGAAGATCATGACGACGAACAGCGTCCAAATCAGAACGAAGTAAAGGGACCTCACCCGCCCGTCATCTTCGTGATCGTGTCCTGCACGATCGTGTAGACCGTCTTTCGCAAGGCGGCGAGCGGCATGATGCGGTTGAAGCTCGGGTCGATGGCAGTCCGAAGCCTGTTGAGCGTGTCGATCACGGTCTGCTTCGCGTTCACCTGGTCGACGATCAGCTGCGCGTTGTCGAGGTTGAGCTGCGCCTGCTGCTGACCGACCGCCGAGAGCACGGTGGTCAAGAGTCCGCCGACGAGCGTGGTAGTCGTGCCGGGCTTCGGGAACGTGACCACCACCGATCCGTCCGCGGCCGTGATCGCAAGCGCGGTGCTGATCTGGTTTGCGTTGGTGATCGCCCAGGGCGTCGGACTCGAGGCCATGACTCAAAGCTACCTCACGCGCGGCGCGTGATGAAACCGCTGACTTACGGTGTCGGGAGCACCTGGTTTGCGGGCGGTTGAATCTTCACGGGCTTGAACATAAACGCGAACGACGAAGGCCCGGTCTGGCCGTAGCCGAGAAGCTCCCAGGTTCCGGACTCGCCCCAGTCGATCGCCTGCATGGCCGCCGCCGCGTGCGACTCAGGCTCCGAGACACTCGTGTCCAGGGAGTGATCACTGACGGCGCCAAATAGATTGGCCTTCACGCGGAGCCCGCGGTTGTTCGCATCGTGGAAACGTTCGGTTAGGACGGTCACGTATTTAGTCATGGGTGATGGAGTAGCGCGGGCGGGCGCCCGGCTCAAGTAGCTTCGTCTTCGTCACTATCGACAATTTCGAAAAACCCGATCTCGGTCATAGAAAATCCGTCGTCGGTCTTGTGCCCAAAAACAAAAGTAATTTCTCGCTCGTCGTCGCCCGAAAGCTTGTGGCCGCCGCCACCATGGCGGAGCATGGCAAGCCCAAGCGTGCGCGCAAGCTCGTCGTGGAGCATCTCGGACTCGACCTGCCCGAGGTCCATCGGGCCGTCGCAATCCCGGGCCGCGCGCTGCACCCGTACGCTGTACCTCGGCTGGCTCATTCGTCACCGAGCCGGTCACGGTGGTCGGCGTGCGTTTCTGCGTACCCGTCGAAGAAGTGCGCGACCTCGACCATCAGGTCTTCGATGCGCTCGACCGTGCGCTCCTGCGCCTTGGTCGTGCCCTGCTCCGCCGCCATTTCGAGCGCGTACGTAACGGCCTGAAATAGCTCGGTGAAGGCGCTCATTTGACGGCGCTCGGCCGCGGCCAGTAAGTGTTGACGGAGTAGATCTCTCGACGGCATTTGGGCAATCCTTGCTGACACGTGGGTGAAGCATGTCACTGACAAGTATAGGCAAGACCCAAGCCAGGCCAGATCGTGTTTAGGAGGTTTGGTGACGCGGCCACCGTCGATTTTTTATACGACCGTGCTCATAACCGGAGCGCACTTTTGACCCGGCGGCGGCGTTCGGACGGAAGGTGCGCGCGCAGAAAGACTGCGGCTTCCGTATCGCCAAGTACACCCCAATGCGCCCACGCCTTTTGCAATTGCTCAAGGCTGTCTACGCAAACCGCAAAGGCGTGGCATTCGATCTTGCCGAGAAGGAAGTCGCGTTGTGCGGGCCGGAGCGAGCTGCGCTTGCCCGGAGCCTTCGCCTCGATGAAGACAGCTTGCCCTTTCGGAGATGCCGCGACCAGGTCCGACATGCCCGTCGTCGTCATGCCGCGCAGGTAGCGCCCCGCGCGCGCGGAGTAAACCGCCTTCGATTCGACCACGTGGACGGAAAAACCTTCCGCCACGAGCCAGTCGTAACAAGGCTTTACGACGAGATCGAACTCAGGGCTCTTGTTTTTTCGCCCCTGAGCCCGCGGCTTCTTCGGCCTCAGGTAATTGTGTAGTGCAGCAAGTGTCTCGTCTCGACCCATCGGCGTCTCCTGCCACGCGCGCCCGGTACTCGGCAAGCTGGCGTTGGCGGTCCTTCGCAATCAGGAGCATGTGCTCGAGGTGTTTGATCTCGACGTCCGGGGGCGCCGGCTGATCCTTCTCGCCCTTGTTCAGCGAACTCACGCAGACCGTGAAGAACCTGTACACCGCCTGGTAAACTAAACCTATCATCCAATTAGCGTGGCAGGGCGCGCGTGATCGTGCAACAAAACGGACACCATGCTGAACCGCAGTTTGCTTGAACTTGGTGCCACAATTTCCTTGAGTCTGGTCGCCGCCGTAGGTGTCGTGACGCCGATCGCTCGCGCGTTCGGCATGAGCTCGGTCGAAAGACTTGCGTTCGGCATCTTATCCGGCGTGCTGTCGGCATTTCTGGCCCGCTGGTGGGTGAGGTCGCTGTGAACGGACCACGAGCTGATAGTCCCTGATGTATTGTACGAAACCCTCTGTTCATGCGGGTTTTGTGACTTTTGTATAATGAATGTAGTGTAGGGGGAGGGGCGAGACGAATGGTCAACAAAAACCTTATCGCGCTGGCGGCGGAAGTCGCGGCTCTTGAACGCGCTCTGCTCGAAAGCGGGGGCGAACTCCCTCCGGATCTCGAAGCTACTTTTGATCTCACGACCGGAAACCTGCGCGCCAAAGTGGACCGCTACCGCTCCGTCATCGACGCCTTCGAAGCGCGCGCGAAATACTTCGCCGACCTCAAAGCGCAGGCGAAAGCCGCGCAGGAAACGTTCGAAACCCAAGTCGAAAGACTGAAAGGGCGCCTTCGTCACGCCATGACCTCGTCGGGCGAGACCGAACTTCAGGGCAACGATTGGCGCTACGTGCTCGCGCACGGGAAAGAAAAACTCGTCATCAAGGATAGTTTACCGCCCGAGTATTTGATCGAGAAGGTGACACTCGAACCTGATAAAGAATCAATACGGACGGCGCTCGAGATGGGGTTTGCCGTGCCGGGGGCGGAGCTCGTCGAGTCGACGTCGCTCCGGGCGTACGTAAATCTCGCGGGCCGCGCGCGCGAAGTGAAGGAGATTGAAAAGTGACGAAGCCAGAAATACCCGCGGGCACGGTGACGCTCGGCCCCCCTGAGAACGGACTGATCTTCCCGGCCATTGCGGACGTGATGAAGAAGATGTCGGCGGTTCCGAAAGACGGCGTCAACCAGCAGCAGCGGTTCAAATTTCAACAGCTGTCCTCGATTTACAACGCGCTCCACTCGGTGCTCGCCGAGTGTGGGGTCTTTACGGTGCCGACCGTTCTCGATTTCGAGCGGACCGAAAAGGCGACGAAGTCAGGCGGAACGCTGACCTACACAGTCGCGCGCATCCGCTTCACGTTCTTCGCCTCCGACGGCTCGAGCTTCGAGGCCGTGACGATCGGCGAGGGGTCGGACTCGGGCGACAAGTCGGCGAACAAATCAATGTCGGCCGCGCACAAGTACGCGCTGATCCAGGTGTTCGCCATCCCGACGAAGGACATCGAGGACTCGGACCGCGAGTCCCCCGCCCTGGCCGATGACCCGGACGCGGACCCGATCGCCGCGGCGGGCCCCTCGAAGATCCAGAAGCCCGGGGCGACGCCTGCGCAGCAGATCGCCGCGGTAGTCAAAGAGCGCGGGTTCTCGAAGCAGGTCGTCGGTCTCATGTGCCGGATGTGGTTCCCGAAACTAAACGACCTGAACGGCTTGAACGATAAGGAGTTGGCGGACGCGGTCAGCTACTTCCGGACTCACACGGAAGAAGACATGCAGCAGGCGCTCAAAGCAGCCGAGGCCAGGCGCCAGGCCCCGCCCGGACCCTAAATTCCGAGCCGCGCCAGCACGCCCGTCGCCGCGAGCAGCCTCACCGCGAGGATGATCGTCAGGACGATGACGGCGACCCGCGGGAAAGGGTCCGGGACCTTACCCTGGAGTAGGCCCACGGCCCAGACGAGGGCCGCGTACAGCATGATCGTGACGAACAGTTCAGCT